GAAACATAAAATTAGAAGGAAACACAACACCACCACCTTGTTTTTTTTGCGGTTTGTAATTGCCATCACACAATACAAGCTCACCACCTTTATAATTATGATTTAAAAACATTAATGCTGTTATGTGTGGATAGCCAAATTTCTGTCCATGTGAGTGGTGTATATTATCAATATGATTTTTCATAAATCCACCTTCTGAATAATGATTTAATCTAAAATCTGTAAATCTTTCTGGAATAATTTTTGAGTGTGTTTTACAATATTCAATTACCATATAACGAAATGATTTTTTTAAATCATCATAATACATATCGCCTTTCTTAATCCAATACTCATTCATTAAAACTTTTTTAGAAGACTCAGGAGATAGTCCTGCATTTGTAGCAAAAGAAGATTTACGCCAAGGTGCGTTTTTGTAATAGTGATCTACAACTAATTGAGCAGTAGATTTATCTAATGCATTTGGAAAATATTTAATATAGTTTGTAATGTCTAACATTAAATAGCGCCACTAGTAAACTTCTTCCATTCAATAGCGTTCTTAATTAAAAATGTTCTATTGTTTACACTTCTTAATACCTGCTCAAGATATTTTACTATTTGATTTAGATATGCAACCTTTTGATCTGCCTTCTGTAAATCAGAATCAGAATCCATATAGATATGTACATCTGCTTTTAAAACTTTTATATCAAAAGGTTTTTCTCGATACACACTAGGGTCTGCCTTACCTGTATAATATTCCCACTTATCTCTTATCATACTTTTATGATCGTATTCTGACTTTTTTAATAGTAAAGAAAACTTATTATANTGTATNAANTATTTGTTATGTAATAAAGGTATGTTTACTGATTCAGTATCTAATTCAGTATCATCTAATTTAAAGTCTTTGTTGACTGATTGTTGTAATTCTTCTAATGTCATATCAATATTATATCACCTTTTTTGCTAATTGTAAAGCATTTGAGCCATTTCTTCTTGTGTTATATATTTTAGGTTAGAACAATCTGACCATTCTTTTATTAGCATATCTGTTTTTGCTTCGGTGCCTTTATTTACTTTATAGAATTGTACATTGGGAAACTTATCAAATGTATTTTTATGTTGTAGTATCCAATTAAATGTTTCATCTACATTATCAGGTTTGGCCGCTAATGCGTCTTTATCAGCATAACTATCTGTACCAGCATATATGTTATTTACTTTATCTGTATCAGAATATAGATCATGTCCTACTATGTAAACTTCTTTGGCACTTAACTCACAGGCAAGATGTACAGATCGACTGCCTGTAGCATAAGCAAAACCATCTACATCTGGTTCAATATCTATTATGTCATCATCTTTAGAAACGCCTGTGATATAAGTTATACCTAAATTGTGTCCTTTTGTAAGTGTAAATACACCGTCAGCGCCATGATAAACAACTTCCTCACTATCATTCCAAACTATATCAGTCTTGTCTGCCATTGTCTTCATCATTTCTTTTGCGACAAATACTGGCACAGGCGTCCAGTAACCTAGATATATCTTCATATCTTTAAGATTTGCCTTACGGTATATTTCATGTGAAATTCTTGAATCTAATGCCACTAATATATCAGGTGTAAAATCTCGATAGATTGCATTACAACCTATTACGGTTGCATAGTCTTTTATTTTTGTGAGGTCTAGGCCTTGTCTTGATTGCCCATTACCAAGGCAGACGGCCGTGTCTATCCACGTCAAAGTCTTCATAAAAAAACATCCTATATTATAGTTGTACTATATCGTAATTTAAATAATTAAAACTTGATGATACTTGTAAATAATCAACATCACTTGCCTTGATATCATATGATAATGACCCTAGAGAAATAGGATAAACATTTCTAAATCTTATTTCTGTCACAGCAATGTTCTTACTATTTAAGACTGTGAGTGTTGCGTCTGAATATGTACCACCCTCAGCAAGTGGTTGTGGTGTGCTTGTTCCTGTTGCAGGCGTGCTTGATGTTGTGCCAGGAAATCTATCAGCACCTGTTCCTTGTAAATTTGCAAATTGAGTATGATTTTTAGGAAACCCTAAACCATTTATCCAGTCATGTAATTCTTTATAGTTAGTTAGATTCTCATCTACTAGAAAAGACATATCAAAACTTTGATATTGAATAGTGTCACCAGGCACAGGATAGTCGTATAGAGGTGTTGGTACAGTTGCAGTACCTAGACTTATGCCAGGTATGTTTGCCGTCTGTACAAAGAATTCTACCTTNGGCAGTTTAGTCATTTTNAATCTAAACTGAATCGGACTTGCATAGTCAAATTTAGTAGGTTGTCTGTTGATTATATTTGTTTCTGTCATACTACTATTTATAATGAATTTTAGGCTAAAAAAAAGGGGGAATAAATCCCCCCTTTTTCGTATTAGTTTTGTCAACCAATATTACATAATGTTTGTAACTTGAACACGTCTGTAATATACGTTTTGGTCACCAGCTGCAGGTGATGTTAAATCAATTGCACCAGTACCATTTGTTGTTGCGAAAGGATTAGCAACCATACCATATCTAGTTTTGAAACCGATTTTTGGTTGGAAACTATCTTGACCAACTGCTCTTACCATTTGTAGTGGTACGTAAGGACAATAGAATAGTCCAGAGTCGTATGGTGAAGTTCCTTTGTAACCTACAACGTAGAATTGTTTAGCAGCAATGTTAGCAGCATATGGATCTACATATACTTTAAACTTACCGTTAAGTACACCAGCGAAAGTATTTCCAGTGTCATCTACATTTAAGTTAGTTGCAAGAGCAGGAGCGTAATCTAATACACCTGACATTTGAAGTGCAGAAGCAACATCAGCTGAACAGATAATCATATTACCTTTTCCTCTTCTTGTTAGTTGACCAATTGCATTAGCGTCTCTCTCTAATTGGAACATTAATCCTTTGAATTTCTCAACTGACCATCTTCCGTTTGAGTCTGTGTCAAGATCAAAAATACCAGCAGTTGTAGTATTTACTTGAGCACCAGCTTTTGCAGTAGTGTATATTGTTCTAACAACTTCTCTATTGATTTCCGCAAGGATCTCAGATGAAAGGATGTTAGCAAGTTCAGTCTCAGCATCTAAACCATGGATTGCTTTTAAGTCTTGAGCAAGTTCCATAGTGTATTCAGCTTTAAGAGCTCTCGATTTAGCAGTAACCGTTACTTTATCGATTGAGAAAGCCATTTCAGCAAACTCATCAGATCCATCACCTAGTTTTTCTGCGTTAGCAGTTGACATTCCAGAACCAGTTGTGTAAGTTCCAGCAGGCGAATCGTTAAGAACAGCAGGGTTAGTACCAGAGTGAGAGTCTGGAGAACCTGTGTCAGAAGCAGCGTCTTCAGCAGAAAAGTCTGAATCAGCTTCGTTAAATAATGCCTCAGCACCAGCTTGTGATCCGAATCTTGACTTCATAGCGAAGATAAGACCAGTTGGACCAGTCATTGGTTGAACACCGCAAATATCGTATGCGATTAAGTTAGGCATTGCTCTTCTAACTAGTGATATTAAAACAGGATCCCATGTGTCGATAGATCCGTCAGAAGCAGTAGATGAAGAAGCACCCATTGAGTTAGCAGGTGCAGCCTCAGACATAAAGCTTCTATCTTCTCTAACAGCTTTTTCTTGGTTTTCAAGAATAACTGTTGTTACAGCTCTTTTGTACGCATCTTCAATTTTTGGTAAATCAGGATGCTCCAATACTGGCTGCCATTTTTCTTGTAAGTTTTCAGTAAGATACATTTTATCTCTCCGTTTCTTATATTAATTTATTAAATCTTTACAGATTTAAGGTTTTTAGTTATAGCGGCTGTGTATGCAGCCATAGCATCGGTATTGCTCTCAATAGGAGCGTTAGCCGCAACAGTATCAACAGCATCTTTAGATGCGCTTTCTACTATTTTCTTTTTAGGGAAATAAGATTCTTTAATAGTTTCTAATTTCTCTCTAAATTTATCAGCACTATCGTACTCAACATTCTCAGCCATTGAAGTAAATTTTTCTTTTTCTGTATCAGCCAAATCGTCAGAAATTTCAGCAACGATTGTGTGTCTGTCAGCGTCAGAAACTTTTTTACTTAACTCAACATTTTTTTCAATTTGTTCGTTAAGTTTATCTTCAAGTTTTTTATTCTGATTTGTTAAGTCATCAAGTACATTATATTTTTCTTCAGGAACATCAATGTAGTGTTCTTTGAATAAGCCTTTAAGACCAGTTATAAAGTCTTCAGCGATCTCAGTTCTAATTCCTCTTTCAACCGCTAATTCATTTTCTTTCATCCATTCTTCAACAAC